GTTCGTGGCGACGGCCTCGTGCAGCTCCAACAGGCCGCCCTTTTGGGCGCGCATGACGACGGCGATGATGTTCTGGAATGCTTGTTCTGTGGTCATTTCGGTTCCTCCGAGTCTGCCACAGAAGGTGCCACGGGAGCGGCGGTGTCGTCAACCACTGGCGGGAGTGGAGCCCCATCGGGGAGCACGGGCGGCGCCGTGATGACCGGCGCGGGCGGCTCGACGACGGGCGGCGGTGGCTCGACCATCGCAGGCGCGTCGGGCACGATCTCGATGATGGTCAGGCCGAGCTGCGCGGCGGTGTAGGTGTACAGGTAATCGTCGTCCGTGCCCCACGCGGCGTAGGCGTCGCCCGTGAGGTTGATGGTTCCGGTCGTGAGGTTCGCGCGCTCGGCGTCCTGAAGCCACCACTGGTAGCTCGCGCTCGTGCCGGGCTGCACGTTGACGTTGTTGATGAAGAGCACCGTCGCGGTGGACGGGAAGACGGTTACGGGTTCGATGGTTGCGTACATGGAAACCTCAAATCATGTAGGTGACGGTTAGGAACGTATCGGCGGTGCGCAGCGCGAACGTCGGCAAGTACAGATTGCCGTTCGTATACGCAACGCATGGCCCATCCGCTGCGATGCCACTGTTCGACGTTGCGCCGGGCTGCGATGCCGTCGTTGGCGTCATTCCCGATGGCAACGAAATGTAGGTAGTCGTTGCGGTCGAGCTAAACTGCGCGCCACCCGTAGCCGATACCAGCACGGAGAGCGTTACAAGTCGTCCAACGCGCGTATATCGTCCCGTGACGGTGGGCGCTGTACCTCCAAAACCAGTAACCGTTGGCGTCCAGGTGCCCTCCGCGTAGCAGTCCAACGTCTGCGTGTCCGCGTTGCCCGGCGTCGCGGGGAGCTTGAGGCCTGACGGCACGGAGAGAACAGGCGTCGTTCCACCAACGGCGCGGCCAGCTTCCGCAAGCGCGGAGCCGTTCCATGCGTTGAAAATGGTGTCGTAAGTCGTGCCGTTCCAGGTATGCGAAATGTTCCCCGTGGCGACCGTGTTTCCGTTGACGAAGAAGCTCTGCGAAACGTTCGATCCCGATGCGACTGTCGTATTCCGCAGGCGAATATATTCAGCGTTCGCCGTAAGCCCTCCAGCACGCTCCACCTGAAACTGAGCACCCGGACTCGCCGTGCCGATGCCGACGGTGTTCGTATCCACGCGAGCGTAGATTAAACTTGCAATTGCTAGAGGTGTTGCACCTCCAGAATACGGGACGATGGTGTCTGTAAAGAGGTTGCCGCTCGTGATCCATGTATTGCCAACGACATGGAGCTTGGCGCCCGGATTCGTCGTGCCGATGCCGACGAGGCGACCGGAGCTGATGAACATCGCGTGCTGACCAGAGATCGTGAATCCGATCTCGTTCGCCGCCGGGAAGTAGATGCCGCTGTTCGTCGCGTCATAACGCATGAACGCTGGAGTCGTCTGCGTCGTGCCGTTGGCGCGGATTGCTCCGGTGGCATTCGTGATGACGCTTCCCGCCTGCGTCAGCAGCGAGTTGCCGAGCGTGAACCCGTCAGGCGTCCACAGCGCAACCGTGTTGAGCGTACCCGCACCAGCCGTGGGGATGCCGCCCGAGATCGTCGTCGGGGCAAGGATACGAGGGGCGCCCATGTCAGTTCCCGATCACGCGGGCGGAGCGCCCAGCCGTGCTGCTGAAGGCGATGGCGATACCCGAGCCATCACGGCAGTCGATGGCGATGGACTCGCCCGGCATGACCTTGAACGCGGTCGGGGATCCAGCCCCAAGCGCCACCGTGTCGTAGTCCGCGCTCGCGACGTACAGGAATTCGCTCGCCGTCGTCGTGTCGTTGTAGATCGTGACGCCTTGCACGTACGAGCTGTCGAGCGTGCGCACGGGGCCGCTGGCAAGGTTCACCGGAGTGCCAATGACCGGCACCTGGCTGCCCTGAGGAATCGGGCTTTCCAACAGGTGGAAGGCCGTGTCCGTGGGGACAACGGAGTACACGCGGGTCTTGCTGCTGAGTCCAGTTCCGATGCGAGTCATGATGCTTCTCCTGTAGTCGTCAAACTTGAGTGGCGGTGAGGATAATCCCAGGCGTGCGAGGTACCTGCGGAGGTCCAGCCGATGCCGCCGTCGTCTCGATGGTGACGGCAACGTCCTCCGCTGACCAGGCCAACACGAGGTAATCGCCAGCGGCCAGCGTCATCACGAAGTTCACCGTGCCGATGATGTGGCCGTGCGTTGCTCCGTGTTTGCCAGTGACCGTGAACCGGCTGTTCGAATCCGCGACGTCAAACGCGGACGTAATCCCGTTCTTGCGAAGCCAGACCTGCGAATCGTACGCCGTCGCGCTGCTGTTCGACCACTGGATCGAGAACGTGATCGAGTACACGCCCGCTGTCGCAAACGTCATCCGGCTTCCGCTCACCATGCTGACACCGTTGCTCAGCGGGTCCGACGTGTTGAACGTGATGATCGCCGTGGCGTTTGCAGACGGAATCGTCTGAGGCGCGTTTGCATCCCAGAACGAGCCCCATCGCTTCGTGATGAGCGACGGGTTCGCGTGAGCAAGTCGTGGGGCCGGCACCTTACGGTTCCACTGCCAGGTGTACCGCGTGCTTCTCTTGTTTGAGTCGACTCATGGTTTTGCCCTTTCGCGCCTGTCGTATCCCCGGCCTGTGCCGGCATGAGTTCAACGCAGCCGGACGTTCTCGACCAACAAGCTTTTGCTCCCAGGTCGCGCTCGCGCTGCTGCAGCGTCCGAGCCAGCTTGCATCGACGTCTCGCGCGATGGAGCGCGATTGATGTACTGCTGACTTTCGTAGACGCTCATGGTGTAGCCAGTCGCCTTTTTCTTCGACTTCTTCAAGCCAAAGAGTGGTGCAATCGCCATATCCGGACGCTCGACGTGGAGTAGACGCACCGCGTCGGACAAGCTCTGGTATGCCGCAGGGGAAACGCGCTGCAGCGTCTCGACATCGGACGGCCGAAGAGCGCCGTCACGGATGAACCTCTGGATCAGTTCTGGGTTCTTGATGACGGCCACCGCTCGGGCGAACTCAGTCGCATTGGCTCCGGTCACAATGCCCGCTGGAGGTCGCTTCCGATCGAGATACTGCACGACCTCGTCAAACCTTGCCTTCGCATCAGCAATCGCCCGCTGATTGATGTCGGGCATCGCTTCGATGTTCTTCCACATAGCGCCAATTGCGTCTCGTTCCTTCTTGAGGTCCTCAACAAAGGAGTGCGCCTCTTGCACGGGGAACTTGTACGTCGAGGACAACATCGACGCCCGGCCAAGAGGAGGAGCCACGCGCTCGAATCCAGCAATCATCTTGTCGACGGCCTGCGTCGTCTTGAGCTGGTTCATGATCTGCGCAACGACCTTGCCAGCGCCGCGACCACCAAGCTTGGCGCCGATGAACCCGCCAATGATCGTGCCCACCAGGCTGTAGCCAAAGACGCTATCAATGATGGCGGAGCCGATGACGCCACCAAGGGTCGACGCACTCTCCGGCTCGACACCAACGCCCTTGAGCGCCGCATACACCTTCGCGCCTTCCTCCGTCTTGTAGAAGGCTTTGAGCTGCTTGTTGACGAGCGCCTCTTCGCCAGGGGCCACGAGCCGCCCTTGAGTCGTTCGGAAGCGGCCACCCTCTTTTTCCAGGGCGACAATGCCATCGCGAAGCGTCTGGAAATCCTGCTGCTTGGCTGCAAGGAGTTCACGCAGCGAAACGGCTGCTTTCTGTTTCTCGGTCAGCGCACGCACCTTCGCGCTAGCCTCGGCCAGCTGCGCTGCCGCGCGAACGTTCTCCATCTGACGATTCAGATCAGCGATGGTTGCTCGCTCCGTCGCCGTCGCCGACGCTGCCGCCGCACCAGCCTTGCGCATTTCATCCGCAGCAGCGCGCGCAGTCCGGATCGTCGTCTCGCTCGCCTGGCGCGTCGCAGTCACCGCCTTCAGTTCGGCCTGCATCTTCGCGAGGCGCGCTTCTGCAGCGGCACCCTTTGCGCCTTGTGCTCCCGCGGCGCGCTCCAGCTTGGCTACCTCCTTGAGGAGCTTTGCTTCGCGAGCTGCAAGTGCACGAGTGGCGTCCTCGGCACCCTGCACGGAGCCCTGCAGCTGAACCGCCGTAACCGCCTGTTCGACAGCATCCTTATGCGCCGCATCCGTGATGGGCGACCTTGCGACGGATGCCTCCGTCTTGGGGATGATGCTGGTGAACTCACGAATCGCTTCTCCGGCAATCGCAGGATCCGCAGACCTCACAGCCGTGACGAGCGCATCCGCCTCGCGGCCTGCATTCTGCAGCAGCGCCTTCGCTTCAACGCCGGCAGCGTTAGTGACCAGGTTCCGAATTCGTTCTGCGTTTTTCGAAAGCCTGAGAAACTCCGGACGATTTCCGCCGATCGCCGTTGTGCGCTTCAAAAAGCCAACCGTCGAGCCCTCGGCCATCGCTCGGTCCACGACGCGCACCATCGTCGCCGCTGCCTCGATGGGGAGCTTCGTCATGATCGAATCGTTGGCCAGGATCTGACCAAAGATGCTTGCGCCGCGCCCCGAGCCCGCTTCAATGCTCATGACGCGCTGCAGCCACGGACGCCAGTTCGTAGCGTCCACGTCTTTCGCAGCGAGGAGCGCGCCATTCACGACCGAGTCCGTCGTCGGCGTCAAACCCGCTTCGCGCAGCGCCGCATCCTCAAACTCTGCGTTGATACGCGCCTTTCCTGCGTTGACTCGACCGACCTCCGCTGCCGCGCGAGCATCCTGACCCACGATGCGGGTCATCTCATCGACGACCTTTGATGCCTCTGCCACAGCCGCTGCGTTGCCGGCCGAATGCGCCTCAACCATGCCGGCAGTCTCCGCAAGAGACCGTGCTTGGTTTTCCAGCGATCGCTGCGCCGCTTCGTAGGCCGAGACATCCGCTTCGGCCTTCTTGATCTTCCCAAGAAGACCCTTTGTGCTGCGGCCCGCCGCACGCTCGGCTTCCTCGGTCGCACGAAGCGTCAGGAGTTCTCCAAGGCGCGTCTCGCGATCCTTGACCGTCGTCTCCACTGCTCGCGCAATGCTGCTCTTGTGCTGCGCGATACTCTCGCGAAGCGGCAGAATGCCCTCGTTGAGCGTCGTTGCTTCCACCGTCGCTTTTGTCAGCGCGTCGGTGAGGGCATCAGCCGTTCTCCCAACCTGCTCATACTTCTTCCGAAGCGCCTTCGGAGACGATACGCCAAGCTCCTCAAGCGTATTGAGGAACGAGTTGTATTCGCCCGCCGTCGACTCCATTCGGGTCGCCAGATCTTTTGCCTGGTCAATCACCGCTGCTTGGCCCTGCCGAAGCGCCGCTTCCTCCCCGGCCTTAGCCGCAGCAGCTGCCTCGCGCGCGGCCTGACGACGCGCAATAGCGCCCTCGGCTGCTCCAAAAGCACCACCGAGCAGGCCACCTGCCACAGTGCCCGCTACGCCCGCCTCAAACGGCCGCGCTTCTCGCTGCTCAATCGCTGCCTGTGAGATCTCCGACCCTGCGCCGTAAATGCCACCGATGGCCGCCTCGCGCGCCGCAATACCTGCGATTCCACGACCGGCGCCAAGGCCTCCTGTCGCATACGCGAGAGGAATGGTTCCGAGCATCTCGCCAGCGAGGACCGTCTTTGGCCGCGTTGCTTCAAGCTGGCCGAGCGTTTCCGGCTCCACAAGGCCTGTCTCAATCAGGCCCTTGCCCGCAAGGCCACCGCTAAGAGACTGCGCCCCTCCATACGCAAGCGCAGCGGCAGTACCGAATGCGCCGCCAAAGCGTTCCTCACCCGTGCGCGCGAACGTTGCCTCTGGCAACTCCAACCGCGGAGTGATGCCGTATTGGTTTCGGACAGAGACAAGATCTCCAAGTGAAATCTCGCCGCCGCCTTCGGCAAGCGTGACCGTCTGCTTCGGATCTACTGGATTGTACCCGAAGTCCAACAGTCGGCCGGCGTCCGCCTGCGGGACATCGACCGTACGGCCTTGCTTATCACGGAGGCGAACGTTGGCTGCCTTCATCGCTTACCCTTCGCAGCAATGCGCTGCGCCGCGCTCGTAGCTGATCGAAGTCGCGTCAACTCATCGTATGCGGTCAACCCAGCGCCCCAGTCAGCTGCAATTCGGGCCGCAAGTGCTGGGTTATGACCCTTCTCCGCCTCAATCAGGCCGCCAATGCTAGAACGCACATCCTGCGCCTGCGCGTCGACCCAGTTGTTTAGACCGTCCCACGAGCTGAACACACGAGACGAGATGTCGCGCCCGTTCTCATTGTTCGTGACTGCACCACCGCTGATGTCGCGGAGGTTGTAGTTCACGAGTTGCTGAACAGCCGCCGCCAACTGCTTTTGCTCTGGCGTCGCCGCATCTTGCTGCAGCTTGCGGACGAGCGCCGTCCGCAGCCCATCGAAGAATCCCGTCTTCGGATCCGAAGCGATGTCTCCTTCGACTTTCGCAAGCACGTCACGGTATGCCTTGGTGACCGTCGTGTTCCAGTAGTCTTTGAGCGCCTGCGGGTTTCCTGCTTCCGTAATGGTCTTCGCGAGTGCCGCCAAGCCATTCGAACTGCGAATCTTGTTGTCGTACTTCGTATAGAGTTCCGGATATCGCTTGGCCATATCCTCGGCAAGCGCAGGATCCGCCTGGGTGGCCTGCTGCATTTGGCCAAGCATCTTCATGCGCATCTCTTGGACGCGCGCTGACTGCGCCGCTGCCGCTGCTGCGTTCTTCTCCGCGATGCGCATCTGCAGGTCGCCCTGCTGCATCTTCAGATGGCCAGACGCCTCGGTAAGCTTTGCCTTGCTCTGCGCATCTCCAACGCGCTGCGCCGCAAAGTCGATCGCACGACGATACTGATCCAATGCCGCCGCCGCCGACGTCGCAAGCGCCGCCTGTTCGTCCGCACCCATCTGCCGCGCATCGAGGAAGTTCGTGCGCCTCGCTTCCATCCCGCGAATCATGCGGTCGTAGGCCGTCTTCTGATTGGTCACGTCGCGCTCGACCGCCTTGTCGACTTCGGCAAGCACGTCGTTCGTGGAGGTTCGACCTGCACTGCCTTTGAGCATACCAACGAGTCCGGCCGCGAACGACAGCGCCGTCGTCTCCAACGGTCGATCACTCAACTGACGAAGCAGCCGCGACGCATCGAAGTCCTGCTCGGTCTGAGCAAGCCGTCGCTCGTCGGCTGCCATTGCCTCTTTGCGTGCCTTGAAAAGCTCTGCCTGTCGACCCTTCAGAGCCTCCAGGTCGCTCATGTAGTTGGCGCCAACGGCCTGAGCCGCGCGCATTGCATTCTCTCGTGCACGCGTCTCCCGCTCAAGCGGAGTCCGCATCTCATCGAGAGCTTGCTGCTGCAGATCAAACCCTTCCTTCTGCAGGGCGTTCATGGCAATCGCTGGGCGCCCACCACCGGTGAGCCCCAGGATCTTCATGCGACGGTCCACGGCCGCAAGCTGCGATTGCAGGCGCGCATCCTCTGCCGCCTGGAGCTCCTCCGCCGTCGGCTGCCGCTGAGGCGTCGGAGGCTGGTCTACGGGCGTTCCCTCACGTTCCGGAGGGATCTGCGTGAACGTCGGGCTTTGCGCTTGTTCCGCGGCAGCTTGCGTGGCAGCTACCTGCTCAGCCGCCATATCCGTGTCGAGCATTGCCGACGCTGGATCATCGTATCGCGCAGCACCATACGGAAGGCTCAAGAAGTCAACCATGACGTCCTCTTAGCGGGTGCGGAGGTTCGCCGGTCGACGCCCCGTCAGAAATTCAGGGGAATCAACCTCACCAAGATTGACAGGAGCGAGGCGCTGCTTCGGAGCCACAATCGCCCGTCGGCGCGTCGGCGTGACGGGGCTGTTCGGAGCCATTTGCGGGACCGGTGAACTACCCGGACGAAGGCGCGCAAAGGGGCTCGTCGTCATCCCGACCGGGGAGTATCCCATGTCCGGCCCGGCTGCTGCGCCGAGACTACCGAGGCTGACGCCACCGTAGATGCTGTTCGCAGGAGGTTCTGGCGCAACAAACGCAGACTTGGCAAGGCTCTCCGGAGCCGGCGTCGCTGCCCGCATGGTCGCAGCGAGGTTGTCGACCTCCGGCACCGCACCGCCCGTTTCCCCAACGTCTCGCACACTCGCCGAGGGCGTATACTTGCCGACGGGAGTCACTTCGGAGCTACCGATGCGCATGCGAGACGCGACCGCAGGGGCCGCCGCTGTCGCACTGCTTCCGCCCGCTTCGGCAGCTGCCCTGGCCGCGCGTCGTTGCGCAGTCAGTGGAGATACCTTCCCGGTTTTTGCAGGCAAATCGCCGGGGGCGAGCATGCGCGCGGCGAGTCCGCCAACGCCCTCGACAAAGCCCGCAAGCTCCTGACGCTTACGCGCCGCTTCCGCCTGCGCCACGTCCGCGAGCGCCATCTGTCCTCGCGCCACGCCCTGACGCGCACGCTCCTGCTCGCGCGAACGAAGATCCGCGAGCTGTGCCGCGTACTGCGCATTGACGTCCTGGCCAACACGCATTGCCTCTCGCGCAAGACCCGCCTGCTGCTGCGCAGTGCCGCGAGCAGCCTGGCCCTGGAGTTCCTGTGCGGCTCGTCCGCGCGCATAGGAGAGGCCTGCTTGGCCCTGGGTCGTTCCGCCTTGGGCAACCGCCAAGTAGGGCGCCATGGCGTCTTCGATGCGCTTGCGCTCTTCGTCCTCGGCGCTGCGAACGCCAAACAGCCCCTGCAGAGCACGAGAGACAAACGGCGTGGCCGCGTTGACGGCTGCTGCCGTGGCAGAAAGAGTCAGTGGATCCATGGCGCCTCCTAGTGCTTTGCTTCTTCGGTGATACGCTTGTTCAGGCCAGCCTTCAAGCCGACAACGAGCGCAATGTTGCTGAACCGGATGTTGCTTCCAGTTGAGGTAACACCAGACGTCGGAGCCGTTGTTTGGCACCCAAGGGCCAGCAACTGACCCTTCTGGTTTGCCACGTGCGTCTCAAGCTGAATCGCATTCTGGGTGGCGTAGACCTGGGTCACCTGAGCGGACGTCCAGGAGGACGTTTGCGCGGCGCTCGTATCGGTCGCCAACGAAAACTGAAAGCCAGGAATATCCGGCCCGCTGTTGATGCGCGCGAGAAGCCTGCATCGTTTGACACGCTGGAATCCCTGAACCTGGTTCAGGGCAAACGGCGCGGTGAACCACGACACAGGAATGAACGAGTAGAGCCACGTGTTCACGCCCGGCGTCTCAAGCCAGTCTGCATACTGGTCCTCAATCTGCCGGTACACATATGCTTGCGGAGTCGGCGGCGTGATGCGGTTTGGCTCCTTCATGGCAATCCACGGCTGATCGCCGAGCACGGTCATGCACGCCTGCCCCGTGCCCATTGCAGTGACGTCCCACTCATACCACGCGTTGATGAGGTAGCTGTAGACGAGCACAATGACATCCGCACTTCCGACAGTGCGCGACAGTCGATTCGTCTGGCATACGAAGTACACCTCTTGGGTCATTGCGTTGTGCGAGACGGAAACTACGTACGGGTACGCCTTCAGGCGGTCCATCACCTTGTCGCCAATCGAGCGAATCTGCAGGTCCGGGCTCAGTAGCTCGATGCTGCGCGTTGACCGGAAGAAGATACCGATCGGCGTCGAGAGTACGCTGCGGTGGTCGATGCACCCGATACCCGACGGGAGTCGCGTAGGTTCCGACAATCCGGAGCGATTGCCAGAGTTGTCGGGCATCGTTCCGGAGACGACGTAGACATCATTCTTCTTGAAGACGAACAACGCCGAGTTCATCGACGCAAGACCAGTCACGGCGCCACCTGCCTCGATGTTGAGCGTGAGCAGGTCGTTGAAACCAACGGCGTCCGTCGGCGTCAGCTCCTTTGAGAACCAAACGACCGTAGCGTCATCCGCTCCGCTCACCACGAGTCGATTCTGGTGCACGCACATCGCCTTGCAGCCAGGCGTCGCCACGTTGTCGAGAACGCCTCCCGTCGTGTACAGGAACGGCTCACGCAACATCCCCATGTAATCGCCCGTTGGACCGTCGAACATCGCGTTCGCGCCATCCGTCGCACCGGGAACCGACGGCGGCTGGTTGATGTTCGTCGTGACGAATCCACACGGGTTGTTTGGGTAATACGGAGTCGTAACGTTTGGAACAACGCCACGCGTAGCATTCCGAGGAACGACGAAGTCACTGATGGGATTCTGGAAGTTCGACCACGGCATGCGATACATTACCGTGGCGTACGGCTCGCACGTCGCGTACGGTTGCAACAGCACCCGGCGTGGATCGACCTGTGCCGATGACAGGCGATTCGTCAGCTCCAGACGCGGAGCGAAGAATCCCCACCGATACCGCGAGACCTCGCCACCAGCTCGGCGACGACCGAGCGTTCCGGGCGAACCGTCCGGGCTCCAGATCTCCGCGCAAACCGTGAATTGCTGCGGAGACGACGGGGCCGAGCGCACCATGCGGCCCGTGCCATCCGCATATTCGTAGCACCACGACATCAAGAAGTCGCCGGCCGCTTCCGCTTGCGTATAGGCGCTCTCTTTGTTCTGCGGAAACGTCCACCCACGCGCGGCACGCGGAGCCCACAGGAAGTACGCCGACAAGCTCGCAGAGCCGGCCTGCTGTCGGCGGAGAGCATTGTACGGCGCGATCATCTCAAAGTCGGTCGGCGTGGCTTGATAACGGCCGTAGTAGTGCGGCCCGTAGAAGTCGACACCGCCGCGTGCCCCCACCTTCGTGGTGGTCGAGAACTGCTGAAGCCTCGAATCCGCGTAGACCGCCTCGTAGTTCTGCGACGGATCGCCGCCCCAGTTGGTGCGCACCTGCTCCCATCGAGCAGGATTAGCCCCACCATTGAGCCCCGCCTCGTAGAAGAAGTAGGGCCGCGTGACGTTGAACAGCAGCGTGTGCGAGCCACGGAATGGCGTGCTGTCGTTAAACTGCTCAAACATCTGCACGCTGAGGACCGGATCGCTTGCGATGTATGCGGCACGTACCGAGCCATCGCTCCACGACACGCTCGTGAGGTCTCGCTGAGGCCACATCAACAGCCCCGCCTCGCTCACATTCACGCCGTCAAACGCCGAAAGAACACCACCGTTGACGAAGGTGTAGTCCGACATGCGCAGCATCGTGCGATAGTTCTGCGCCACGAACTCATAGTCGAGCGCCATGCATTCCTGCGTGCCCTTCGACGACCCATTGCGCATCGCGCCCATCGTCATGCCGGCGTTCGTCACTCGCAACGTGGGCACGTTCAACGGCACGGCCGTTACGCGCATCATGTTTGCCGCCTCGACAAACATGGCCTTGTTGTTGATGTATTCAAACATGGACGGGCTAGGCCTAGGCTCATAGTCCTGCCCGTTTGGCACGATGATCGTTACCTCGTCGGAGAGCGACATGCGGAGCAGGAACGTGCTCGTTTGTGAGTCGTCTCCCGACGGAGACACGGCTGCGTAGAACTTGTCGTTGTCTCGCACAAGGCCGCCAACTACGCGCCACGGCCCGCCCATCGCACATGACAACGGGCTATTCGAGACTACGCCTCCGTTGATCGGCACAAGCGCAGAATACTCTGGAATGACTGCAGAGGTGTACCGGTACAACTCGCAGAAGTTGTTGTACCGCATCGGGCTTGCAGCGCCGAATGGAGCGTCCGCCTGTGGATTCGTTACTGGCGTCGCGCTCGTGCTCGACAACAACAGCAGGTCCATCCCGGCGGAATGCGCGACCGACCAGCGATGCACGCAGTGCTCCTGCTGGTTCACCCACGTGAAGTAGAAATTGTTGGGCGGCAGCGTGCTTCGGTCCGGCTCATCAAAGCCGGTCGGGACCTGCAGAAGGCTATGCGTCACGTTCCACGCGCGAGCGCCCGTGAGCGTCCCTGCGCCGACATAGAGTGGATCAAACTGGATACCGACAATCGAGGTGCCAGGGCCCGCAAATGCATACCCAGGGAGTGGCCCAGCAAGCGTGTTCTCGATCGCCGCAGAGGCAATCGATCCATTGACCACGCACACGGTTGCCGTTGCAATCACATTGCCGGCAGGAGCATCGAACACACTCACACCGGTATAGATGCCATTGGTGAATCCGATATTGTTTACACCGGCCGCCGGAATCTCCAGCAGGTTTACCTGGTTGTTTGGAAACGTGACTGTGAAAAACGGGATTTCAATACCGCCTAGGTACGAATGCTCGGTACGCGGATACGCATCACGAATTCTCTGAAGCGGTCGAGCGTTCGCATCAAGACCGCTCGTGAGAGTCATGAACGCTCGCGAGGACGACGGGGTCAGCGTAAACAGCTCGTCGCCGCCAACGCCAGCCGTGCACATGTACGTCTGCTGGCTGTTGAACGGGTCGGCGAGAGTCATCGTCACCGCCCACTCGCTCGCAATGGGATTCGTCTGCACGGCCGTACCCGACGCGTCGTACGGACCGTCTTCCGGCAGAGCGACCATCAACGCGTTCACGAGCGTCTTCAGCGGCCTGGTCGTACGCGGAGCGCCGCTGTAGTGGAACGGCGCCGCGGTCGTCGCGGTCACCTGCGTGATGTCGTCGTTGGTCTGAAAGCCAATGTACGGGATGTACTTAAAACCTTGCTTCGCAAGGGTCACTACACCTCCTGCGCTTGAGGCAACAAGCCGACCAAGCGCCATTTGGCCATCCAGCTTGGGGCTTGGGATACCCTCCGGCCCGTACTGTCGCGCAATGACACGTACGGCGATTGACGCGGTCCCGGTCCAATCCGTTCCAGTGCCGGACACCATCTCTGGCTCCTGCTCAAGAACCGCTCCACGATTTGCCCACGGTACGAAGTAAAAGCTTCCGCTACCCGTCCTCGGAAGAATATCCGAGATGGTGGCAAGCGTCGTGACGCCTGGAATGCCAGGCGCAATCGACGCAACGTACGCCTCTACGCGCGCCGCTGTAGTGTTGCTCGCGGTATCCTGTTCACACAGGACGTACATAAACGTGTAGTACGGATAGGGGTTTGACGTAACACTGTACAACCCCACGACATCGAACGTTCGATGCGCATTTACCAGCGAAACCGTACGAGGGAGCACGTACGTGGGAAACGCTTCACCGGTGACCGGTGAGAACACCACGCATTCGACTTCGCCGGAGGTGTAGTTCCACCAGAACGCCATCGGTTCGCGCGTCGCCGTGTTCCCCTGCACAAGAGTAAGGCGAAGGTTTGTGGCGCTCGTGACATACCCGGTGGAAAACGAGAGAAGGCGCGTCGGAGGAACGATGTACGCCTCGTTGTCGGCCCACTGAATCGAGTAATAGACCGAGTTTCCATCACCCGATACCTGATCGAGCATCATGCGGTCCGACGACAGCTCTTGCCCAGTGCGCTTGCCGGTAATCCATACCGTAATACGCTTCGTCTCGTCGTCGAACAGGGCGCTCTCGATCTCAATGATGCTGCCGCCCGTCGATGAAACCGAGGCAAGCGTGCCGACGTACGCCGGCAGGTCGTTCACCTCGCGGAACCCGTGCAAATCATCAGAGCCAACGTACTCGTAGAACTTGCTGTCCGACGCCAGCACCGGGCGCATGCCGGTCGATGCCGCATACGTGCCAAGCGCCTCGATCTTGTTCCCAATCAGCTGCGTCGTACCGTCCGTCGAACGGAAGGACGAGGCCGGCTGCACGAGCGTCGGGCTCTTGCTGACAAGCGTAAAGCCAAGACGCGTGTCCAGTGCACCCTTCTTGACAGCTTGGACATTCGTGAGTTGGAGCATCTCCGGCGGCTGCACCGCAAAGATGTCATCCTCCTCATTGATGCCACCAATCAGGGGAACACTGACAACGCGCTCTTCCATCACCGAATCTCCAGCTGCAAGCGAACGGGGTCGAGGATATCATTCCCGTCCGCGTCCTTGGGAGCGATGTAGCGCAGGCGCATGATCTTCTGCCCGAGTGGTCCCGACACAGGAACGACCTGCAGATTGGGAACCGCTGCTGGCGCGCTGCTCGCCAAGGACGTGTTGGTCAACACTTTTGCGATGTTGAAGCCATTGGCAGATCTGCCAAGGTCGTGCGGGACGTCCACGGTTTGCCCAGGACGGAACACAATGCCCTGGTCAGGCTTGTTCTTGATGAGCGACTTAACCGTCGTCTGGTTCGGCGGTCCATTGCGCACTGCCTCCGTCGTCTGACGCACGACGTCTTGAATGCGGTCAATCGTCTCGTTGCCAGTCGGTGCCGGCGTGTACTGCTGCGGCTTCGTTTGCGGCATCGCTCACCTCCACGGAAAGGTTCGTCGACTCAACAGGCGAACATCACGCACACGCTCTGGCTGCGTCGCATCGCGCTCAGCCGCATGGATCTCGAAACGCTTGAAGATCTCGTCGCGGAGCGCCTTCATGCTCGCGGCCTGCTCGATGCTTTCCTCTTTAACGAGGCATTTCATCGCGGCGTCTTTCACAACCCATTCGTCCCAGCCCGCTCGACCGTCGATGCGATCCTGCGGGAGCAACATCTTCTGAGGAGCTGGGTAATACCAAATCCTGTAGACGCCGGTAATCATTGGCGCAATTCCGACCTTCTCGCGCCCGAATACCGTGTACAGGCGATAGAGAGGCAGCGCCGTCATGCCGCCATACAGGTCAGCCTGACGAAGTGCGTTCTGCTCGTCCCATTGGAACCGACGCAGAGGATTCCAACCGGCACCACCTGCCGTCGTGTCGGAAACCCACACGCCCTTGCACTTGTAAAAGTCCGACTCGACATACGCAAACGCCTGGCCACCAGAGCCGCCACCACCAGGGACCGCACTCATATTGACGGTCGCAACCGACGTACTCAACGAGTTGCTAACATACCCGCTGCCGGCAATGATGACGTCGGCCGCGACAACCGCGCCACCGCCCGTGATTTCGGTAACCTGCGCCCACGCGTTGGAGGCGCCGGTGGACGGCTGCGTCAGGACAATGATATCGCCCACGGCGTAGCCGGTTCCGCTCGGCAAAATCCAGGAGACGCTTCTCACGAGGCCAGTCTTGCCGTCGTTGAGAATGTCAAAATCTCCTGCGCTACTGGCCACCGAAGACGAGATGTCCACATAGCGCAGGAGATACTCCTGATCAAACAGGACCATTCGGTCGTAGAGTTCGGCCCACGACTGGTTGATGTACTCGCGCACCTCGTCCGAGGTCACGAACTGAGAGTTCACCATGTCGGCTTCACGCCGCACGGCCAACTCAAGCTCAGACAAAGTCCGCGAGTATGCCATCAGTCGTCTTCCTCGTAGTCCTCACCACAACACTTCTGCATCTCTTGGAAGAGCTGCGCGGCCTGCTTGAACTTGCCCTTTGCGCCGGCCTCGAAGAAGGCCTTTGCAAGCGGTTCCAAGGTTCCCGTCATGTCCATGCCCTCATCCTCGGAATCAGACCCCAGGGAGGGAGAGGAGGGTCGCTCCTCCCCCATCCCCGGCTTCTTCTTGCCGATGGCGATCATGAGAGCCATGCCGCCCTTGCCCTTCATCAGGCAACCACCGAGCTGTTGGTGCAGATGAGGCTGACGCAGATCTTGCCGCCGTTCGAGACGTTGTCCGGGGCGCCCGTGTACGTGGTGACCTGGAACGTGACGTACGATGGCCCAATGTCCGTGATCTGCACAAGGGTCGGAACCGTCGAGTCCATGATGGTCACGATCGGCTGCACAACGCCACCAACGCTCGGATATAGCCCGTCACTGGTAGGCGCAAATTTCAGGATATACGATCCAGGGGAAACGCCGGGGGCAGCCGTGAGGTTCAGCTCAAGGCCACGGCCAAGGTCGGTCGTCGCACCAAGCGGCGTAACCGCGCCATCGACGCCAACGCCCCAACGTTGCGACATGATGACGAACTCGGGAAGGTTCGAGTTCTTCGCAGGATAAAGGTATCGGTTCAGAGCCATTGTGATTCTCCTAGTGGAGGTGTGGCAAAGGCGCGCCACCGGGTGGCAGCGCGCCAATGCCAGGCCGATCAGAGACCGAAGCCGTCGACGATGATGTTGGCGCCGGGGTTGTTGCAGATGAACTGACCGTAGTGGCCAAAGCGCACCTCGTACTGGTCCGCACCCGACACGCGGAGGAAGTCGTTGTTGTCCCAGTCGAGCATCTGCGGAGCCGGCCCGAGGGTCGACAGTTCCCAGCTCGCCATCTGGAGCATGAACGCCTTGTTGCGCGGGCAGAACGGAGCCGAGACGATCTTCATCGGGCCGTTCATGCCGTCGTACTCAATCGCCTTGAAGCTGATGCCGGCGACGTTGCTGGCAACGCGGTCATAGACGATGTCCGACCCGAGAGCCTTCTTGAGGTTCTGGAGATCGAGCGGGTTGATGAAGATGGTGTCCGGCATGCCGACGCCCTGCACCGCGACCTTCGCCTCGGCTTCCATGAGGGCCTCGTTCATCGGAAGGCCAGCTCCGCTGACGCGTTGACCAGCAAGACGAACCGGGTCGGTGTCGCGCGGAAGGCCCCAGAACGGAGTCGCGGTGACAGTCGAGGGGACCCACGCCTGAACACCGGTCACGACGCCGTTGGCCGAACCGTTGGTCGCGGTGCCGATGCTGGCAGCCGCGAGCCAGTCGCCGGCGCGCGCAATGACGTCGTTCGCGGTCGGGTTGGTCGCAAAGGTCGCGGCGACAAAGCCCGACGTGGTGCGCGTCTGGATGTCAATCGTACCGGCGGTACGGTTGATCGCCTTCACATAGAGCGAGTTGTCGGTACCGGCGTTGTTCGGGTTCTTGATGGCGCCGGCCGAGTCACGAATCTCGATGCGCATGTTGAGGTTGAAATAGACCGCGTCCGCCGGGGTCGCGAGCGTGATACGGCTCGCGGGGGCCACCGCGTACGACGAGACGGTGCCACGAACGCCCGAGCCATCGCCGAAGAGCTGGAATTCGAGATCCGCAAGCTCGTTCGTGCTGATGCCGTCCGTCTCGTTGTTCCAGAGGTCAACGAGCGCGCCCGAGGTGCGAACCGCCGCCTTCATGGTCTCGCCGTCCATACGGAGGATACCGTAGTGGCGCGTGCGGTAGACCTGGAAGCGGTTGTACGAGCCGCCGCCGCCGGCGAGGCCGTTGGTCGCAACGTCGAGCGCGGTCGAGAAGACCGACGACGAGCCCTGCGGACGCTCGTTCTGAAGGGCGACCACGCGGAAGTCACCGTCGAAGTTCGTCGTCTTCTTGACGAGCGACACGAACGGGAAGTCCTTGTACAGCGCCTGGGGGATGGCGCCGTCCGGGTACTTGGTCTTGAGGATCGCCTGGACGGCTGCGTAGGTGGGATTGGTGTACGGCATGATCAGTTACTCCGATTGGTGGGCTGTGTTGCGTTGACTGCGGCCAGAAGGGCAGCTTTCTGCTCATCGCGAGAGAGCTGCCCAAAGGGCTTGCCAGCAGTCCGCTGTTCGCTGGCAGCCTTAGTCGATAGGGTCTTCGCTCCGGGCTTCTTGCCAGCAGCGACCTCGGCCTTCGTCGGAGACGGCGCACCGAATCGCTTCAAGCGATCCGCGTACTTTTTCTCCAGTGCCCTGATGACATCCATGTCCTCCGGAGGCTCGCCGTACCGTTCCTCATGGCGCTCAGCCATGCGGATTGCCTCCTCCCAGAGGGCCTCCGTATCGTCGGAGAACATGTTGAAAAGCGTCGGGAACTCGCTCTTCTTCACTTGCAGAAGAAACTCCTGCCGCGCGTCCTGGAGCTGGCGCTCCTGCATCATGGCAGAGCGTTCGGCTGCCGCTTCCTCGCGCTCACGGCGAAGCTCAGCAATCTCCCTCCGCACCTCGTCAAGCTCGCCATACGAGTGGTCGTTGGACCCCTCTCGCATGCCGGCATCGATGAGTTCCTGGAAGTCAAAGCCGAACTCTTTGAACGTTCGCGCGGGAGCGCGACGCAGCTTCTTAAAGATGTCCTCTGCGACCTCTTTCTTAGACTGCTCAATATACTTGGCCGCGTACTGCAGCTTTTGCTCCAGTTCGCGTGCGTAGTTCTCCGCCTTGCGAATGCGGCTTTCCGCCTGCTTCCGAATGGCGAGCACCTGCTCGGCGTAGTCCGGCTCCCCGGCTTCCTCTTCGGACTCCCCTGTTTCTGCATCAGGGTCACCCGTTTCGGGCTCGGCTTCAGCCGGCTCTTCATCTGCCTCGACCGCAGGCGCGTCCTGAGTCGCCCCCTCTTCGGACGTTGCCTGCGCCTCCGCCTCGGGCGCTTCGGCCTCAGCCGCGGCATCAGCTTCTGCAATCGCGCTGCTCGCAGCAGCCTTCATCTTGGCTACCAGTTCATCAGACATTCATGGCCTCCATCGTCTGCGCCTCGGGCTGAGGTGCTTCCTGTGGCGGCGGGGCAGCCTGCTCCTGTTGTGCCCGTTGGGCAGCTGCCGCCGCAGCCTGTTGCTCTTGTCGGGCCTGCTCGATGAGCGCCTCGATCTTCGTGACGTAGTCATCGAGCGCGATCAGGCGGTCCTCCGACACCCCATCGACGCGGGCCTTGTTGTAATGCTTGCGCGCTCTGTCGTACGCGACAGCCAGGTCAAGGCGCTTATCCGGATCCGGGTAGTCCTCGCCGCGTAGAATCAGCGACACGGCCTTGTCGACCACGTCGATGTCAGCAGTCTCAAGGTCGCGGTCCGCATCGATGTCCGCCAGGTTCAGGAGGTTCGCAACGACACGGCGGTCCGTGATGACCTTACGGTCGACGAGTTCCAGGACCTCTTGGAAGAGCGCAGCCTTGGTCTGCGAAAGCGCGCTGATGGGCTCGCAGCGGAGCGTGTACTCCTTGCGATCGAGCGCCACCTGCGACCAGTTGATGCGCTCCGCCTGGCCAGCACCAGGGCCAAGGACCTCGACCTCGATCCCGTCCGCAGCCGCCTCTTCGCACGCATCGACAATGAGCCACCCAATGTCGACGTGAAATTGCCGGACTGCTTCGTGCGCAACACGGAAGCGCGAGTCTTCCATGTCGTCGTAGACCGTGAGGGCACGCCCCGATGCTTGACGAAGACCGGCCGGCAAAACTGACTGCGCGGCCAGTTCGCTGATGCCCTCGTAGCGCAGCATGTTCTGCGCGATCATGTCCTTGTACGAATACGTGTCGGGGTGGACCGGCTGCGGATTGAAGACGATCGGGGGCGCACCTTCGTATTCGAAGATGGTCCCGACATCGTTGTCGATCTTGGTCTTGGTCATGGTGCCGGCTTGCACAGCGAAGTGCGAGCCGCCCATGAGGTTGTGCGCGGTCTGAATCTTCTCGCTGAGGAGATCGTACTCGTCCTGCGCAGCCGCCAGTTCGAGCGCCATCGATGGTCCGTAGAACCCTGCCAGCGTCGAGTTGAGACGGAGAAAGGCCCAACCAAAGTTGGACGAACGACGCCACGGGGTCGCCTGCAGCGTGCCGGTCTGCAATGCAATGACGCGAAGGCCATCCTTTGCCGAGGCGCCCGAGGCAAGATGCACGCCTTCGTAGACCAGCACCTGGTCCGAGTAGCGCGACGAATTCATGTAGTTGGAGTCGTCGTCAGCAGGCTTCGGCGCGTCGAAGATTGCCTTGCGACGGTCCGCCTTCGAGCCATACAGACTCGGGTCGTCATCGCCAAATGCTTCGAGCACGACGGAACGATCCATGTAGCAACGGTGGTACAAACACCGTGGCGTTCCGTATCGCGCCTCGGGCTCGCTCACGAGGATGTCGAACACCGGGATGCGCTCGATAACGATCTGACGGTCTGCGTTGACGTAGACCTTGACCATTGCCTGGCCAAAGACGAGGACGTCGAGCAACAGCTGCGAGTAGATCTTCGAGTACTCCGCGGCCGAAAACGCGCCCGCGAGGAACCGATCAAGCCGCTTTGCACGGTACCGCTGCAAGAAGTCTCCGCCGACCGTCACGGTGCTGGGCAAAGGCATCTGCCGTGCAAGCTTGGCCTGCATGGTGTGGATCGCGTTCCGCGCAACATTGAACGAGACCCGCTCGTCCCAGACGTTCTTTACCGGCATTCCGAACATCTTGAGATCGGTGCCGTAGACCTCCGCCGCGCGCGTCCACATCTGTCGACGGTACGCCGACTCATTGCGAATCGCGGTTACCGCACCGACAAGCGCAAGGTACGGGTCTTCCTTCTGTTGATGAAGGAGCCACCACGCATCCGTCGTCTCGGCGATACCCGGCATTTCCAGCCAAGTATCCAGAAATTCTACCCGTGCTCAAGCTCGAAAGCGCATCTTTCTGAACGCTCGGTCAGCTTTGCGACGCATACTCTTTTCGAGAGGCTGCCAAATCAGCTTCTCCTGCTCGGTCAGTCCGGTGTACTCGTCTTCGAACGATTTTGCTGCCTGAGTCGGCTGTTGCTCATGCCAACGGGTCAGAGCCATGCAGATTGCTGGAGCATAGTCCGCGTGGCGCCCATCGTTCGTCTTACCGAGATCGATCGTGACGCCGCTCTGCGTGTAGCGACGAACGACGCGCTGAAGGTCTTGCTTCACGAGCGTATCTGGCGGCAACTCGACCTCTCCCATTTCAAACATGGTGCGCAAGGTGAGGTACCGCTTGGTTCGCTCGGTCGATGACCATGCGTGCGGCACGAGAACGAGGCCAACCTGGTGCGCAAGGTCTCGCAAGGCGTCTCCCATGTACTGGTCGGAGTCGAGCACGGTCACCTTGTACGCCCTCAAGATGGTCGCGATCTCTTGCAGCACGTGAGCCGGAGACAAGGGATTTACCGCGCTTCCCGTCCACTGCTTTGCCAAGCAAATAACTTTTTCCTTACGCCCTTGGCCCGTCGCCACGACCAGCGTAAACGAGTTGCCACGAGTTGCGGGGTCGATTGCGGCTGTATACCGTATTCCCTGTTGCGGAGGAGCGATAATGGGCGTCTCTCGCGTTGCCGTCTCGATCATCGACGTCGTGAAGAGCGCCTCCTCCGGATCGGCGAATTCGGCCTCGATATCTGTGCGGTAGATACGCGGGTCTCGCCGCGCGATCTCAAGCTTGTCTGGCGTCCAGATGATGGGCGCCATGTCGTACGCTGGAGCTTTGATGACGATGCAGTCGCGATCGGGCTTTCCCCATCGTTCTTTGACGAGATCGTACAGAAAGCCCATCGGAGCCCATGGAGAGCTGATGTAGACCAGCTGTGCACCTGGGAGAATGCGCAGAAGGACGGCATCACGAAGGTCGTTGACCGATACCGCTGCGTCATCCGCGCCCCATCGCGCGACTTCGTCCATGATGACGCCTGCGGACCAGCGTGCGACGAGTGATGAGCCCGCTTTTGACGCTGCTACGACCTTGATTTCGACGGGCCTGCCGCTTGGATGCTTGACCATCAGCGTATCTGCCGTTGGCGTCTCCAAGATGAGCTTGGACAGCAGCGGGGAGGCCATCATTCGGCCAACGATGTGGCCGAAGATGACGTCTGCGAGGTCTTTCGAGAGCGAGACTATCGAAATTCGCGGAATCTCACCCGGTCCAAGACGTGTAAGGTCTGCTCGCTGAGACCAGTATACCGCGAGCGCCGCTGCACTGAGGCTTTTTGCAGTTCGAATGCCTGCAACGATAGCGACTTCAGAAGGTTTAACAGCTGGTGGAAGCGTTCCTCCGCATGCGCGCAGGACCACGTCATCATCAGCCAGCTCATCCAAAGGCCGACCATCAACGATGCGCGCAATGGCCCGCTGAAGAGGTGATGCGGTAGTGAGAGCAAAGCCAAGAGGACTGGTGAGCAGACCCTCGAAATGCGTGAGGCTCTTCTGAGCCAGCTGCTCTTTGACTCTAGCTTCAAACTGAGCGAGGACATGCTCACTCGGAGACGTCGGATTGCTTGCGAGGGCGGCCTCGACGCTTGGGGGCTTCGCTTGGCGCGACATCCGTCACTTCTCCCCGAGCTTCGGTCGACTCGGCGGCTTGAGCGGGAGGGGCATCGAGAGTACGGAGTTCGACGACGTTGCTGATGGGGACGCGGATGTTGCCGCTGGCGACGAAACCGTCTTCGAGGCGTAGGTCCGCGTGCTTCGGCCGAAAAAGGGTTGTCGTGACCCGGTAGATGTCGGCTGGGTCGCTGATGCCTCGGAGGAAGACTGCTCGCTGGAGGTCCATTCGTATCCTTTCACAAGAGGCCAGAGTGCCTCGATAAACGCCAGGTTGATGTCTTGGGTGTGTTTGTAGTCGGTGGACACAAGTCGTACGTAACCGTTGCCAAAGGAGTGCACGCGCCAGCCGGTTGCAGTGGCCAACGGCTCTGCGTACTTGCGCCATGCCTGGCAGTAGAGCTTTGCGCCAGCGACCTCACGCCCGCCAGGAACGGGCTTCTTCTCTTGCTGGTAGCGCGCCGGCTTGTCGCCTTTGCCGACGTACATCGGGTCGAACTTGTCGTCGCTCATTGTGCCTTCCTGCGAACATCTTTGCACATGGAGCACGTGGTGATGGAGCGTTTGCGCAGTGCGCGGAGCCAGGACTCGTAGACAGTCGACTTGTACCGGCACGCGGTGCACTGCACATGCACGCGTCGCTTGTCGGCGAGCATCGTTGGGTCTCCGGAATCTGTGACCGTGAGAATCCCAACCACATCGCCGACCTTGAATGCCGGAGCACGACGGGCACCGACGACGAAGAGTTCGACTGGTCTCATTGCGCTTTCGTCCTGGATCACGGTGCGGCCCCCAGTGCGGCTACGAGCGCCTCAATCTCCGAATGACCCGAGAGCACGTCTTTCACGCCACTCTCGTGGAAGACGTAGACCTGCCAGATGTCGCGTTCTTCTGGTCCGCGCAGCACTCGGTCTGCCGTCAAATCAGGGTCTTTCCACGCCTCCCGCACCAGATGCAGCAGGCACCCGAGCGTCGCGGGGTCGGAGAGGTCGGGCACGTCAATGTCGGTCGTGAAGACCGCAGGAATGCGAGCTGCGCGCCGAGGAAAGTTTCTGTCTTCGCAGCACTCGCAACCATCGACGTGCGGGAGCAGAAGCATCCCCGGCATCCACCGCCAGTGCTTGCACGCCACCGCGCGGCGGCCAAGGTCTGCGAGGTTCATCGCTTCCAGATCCCCTCTCGCTTCATCACTGCGCCGTGGCGATGGATGCAGTTGAGAAGCGCGGCACGAGGCGTGTTGCCCCACGCGTACTCGTCGTTGATGTAGTGCTCGTCCATCTCCTTCTGCGTCACCGACACGCGGAAGGTGCCTTCCGACCATGGTTCTACGTCGAGCGTCGGCTCGTCAAACTGGTCGCGTAGGTAGGCGAGAAGCTCTTCGTCAGTCATCTCATGTTCTGGAAGGTTCATGACTTCCACCACAGCGGAGCAGGAGCGAAGTTGTCGGGGTAGGTCCTCTTGAGTGCGTCGCTCAGCAACTCTGGATTCTCCAGCATGAGACGAACGCGCTCACGCCTCTCCTCCAGAGACGCGCGCCACTCGGCCAGGAACGCCTCGCCTTCAGTCGTCGCGAGCCATGCCTTGTCGGCCAGATACTCCTGGCGCTTCAGGTCGTAACGCTCGCGCGACTCGGCGAACCAGAGGTTGCACTTGGAACGGCGGCGGCGCTTCACACGTCACCTGCTTCTGCGTCGGCCTCGGCGCAGCCAAAGCAGATGACCTCGCCGTCCTCGACCTCTTTCCAGCCGGGAGGAGGGAAGGCGATGGAAGTCGTCTCCGCATCGCACCCCATGCACTGGTACTGGCGCTCCTTCTTGGGGACCTTGATGCCGAACATCTGGCATTCGAGGCAGGTGTATTGAACGTCTCCGGTATTGGAGTTGAGCGCACGGCACCAGCCGACGGGCATGAAGTCCTCGGTGAGGGTCTTCTTGTGGCAGACGCTGCAGTCCCACTCGACCAACTCTTGGTCATCGGCCATTGC